TAATTGTAAATAGTACTGATATGTACTGATTAAACTTTGTATTTTACCTTGACCACTAGATGTTTGAAGTTCTTGAATAGGTACTTTACCTGGATTCATATCACCTTCCTGAGTTAATGATCTACCTACAATACTACCAGTTTGAAAATACATATTTAATGCTTCTGCTGGGTTATAGTTAGTACCGTTCCCTAAGTCAACCTCAGCTAGTCCATCCATGTCTAAATATACGCCATCAGGAACTACTCTAGACAATACTTGTTGAATTTTTAGATGAGTTAATTGAATCATATCAGCAAAACCTGTAATACGATTTACTAATGAATCAATACGACCTTTATACATTCTAGGTGCGCATATTTGATAATTCATATTAACCTTCATAGTGTTAGCAGTAGGTCGTGTCATATGTTCTGCTAATCTCCATTCAAGCATCAATGGGTGGCCTAATATTTTAGCTCCAGTATATAATGTTTCTATAGTTCGAGATACTCTATCAAAATTATCACTTGGTGGTGGATTAAAAAAATCAGGTTTTTCTAATGCTTTTTCTAGTCCTTGATCTGTATATTTTATTTTAAATACTTGATCACTATAACTTTTATATTCAAAGTATAATACTTGTACAGTAAGATCATCTTGTCTACCATTATAGTTTCTTAAATAATTTTGATTACCTGGATATTTTTGTATTTCCTTCATTTCACTATCCGTTAAATTAGGAAATTGCATTTTTAAATCTGATAATGTTATAGACTTTACTTCACCAGCATAATATATATCTTCAAAATTAGGATCTTCAGTATATGAATATACTAAACAAGCAGGATCTACGTAATCAATTTTTACACCTTGTGATCTATTCCAACTTGTTTTTACTGCACCAATACCTAGAACTGTTAAATCATAATTTAATCTTTGTCTAACTAAATCATATTTATTATTATCTAGTATTTGATTAATAACTTCTTCTTCAGCTACTTCAACAGATTGTTTAAAGTCCATTTGCATATGAACCTCTAATTCTTCATGAGTTTGTGGACTATCTACACCGGTAATAGCTGACGCATCTATACCTAATTTTTGTTTTGCTTCTTCTAAAAACTCTTTAGCATTTATATCAATCATTAATTGATTAGCATAATCTGTTCTAGTTTTCAAACACGCTGGATCTTGTGCAAAAGCGTTTATTTCAAAATTTCGTTGAGACATTCCATTAACCACAATGTCTACAAATTTAGATACAACAGGTACAGGTTTCCAATCTAAGTTTAAATAAGATAAATCACCATTAATAGCTAATTCATCTTTATACTTTTGAACTGGTTGTTCGCCTCTAGCGTATAATCTTAATAAATTATAATTATTATAATTAGTAGTAGCATAACCCATATTAGGTCCTTGTCTAGAATTACTAAACCATTCACCTTCTATAGCTCGGCCTACTTGTAAACCATATTCTAAACTTGCTTTTTCTGCATCTGGTACCACCTGATCGGGAAAAGAACTATTGCTATTAGTATAAATCATTTATTTATTTTATTATTTTTGAAACTTGACCATCGTTATTATATCTTCTAATACCAAGCTTAATAGGATTTTTTTGACGCAATGCTACTGGTCTGTATTTATTTTTATTACAAGCCATTATAGCAAGTCCAGAACTAATTGAAGCATCATGCTTTGTTCTATTGTTAATATTGAATTTTGCCCAATCTTCTAAAGTACGTTGCATATACATATCACCATAGTTTTCTCCTAAAAATCCAACGTAATCTTCAATATATGTTTCTATTGCAGCTGCATGCGCTTGTTTAATATCTTCACTTGAGTTAGGTATACCACCTATTTCTCTTTCTGTTGTTGATAGTTTATTCCAAACTCTATCAGGTCTATTCATTGAAAAACCTCTATACCCTCTTCGTTTTAAATAATATAATAATCTAGGTTTATTGTTTTCTGCTAATATCGGCATTCCATAAAATACTAAAGCCATAAGCACATCTTCAAAAAATATTTCAGCTGTTTGTGGTCTAGATATGTATTCTAAAAAAAAGTGGTTTGGTGGAACATCGTCCATAGAAAATTTACTTAATCCATGAAGTGATCCATTAGACCCTTTCCCATCAACAGTACCACTAATATCATAACTATCACAACCAAAAGCTCCAAGATGTTCATTTCCAGGGTACTTAACACCATTTTTTATAATTACATTATTTTGTAAATTTTTAGGTGGAACCCATGATATTAAAAACCTGCCATCTTTATTTGGATAAAATATAACTCTTGAATCTTTAATACCATTTTGCCATTGAAAACTTCCTTTTGTTACTGATGCTATATTATGAACTTCTTCATTATAATCTATTTGTTCATATATTTTAACAAGATTAAATAATGACTCTTTAGTTTCATCTCTAAAAGCATGTTTTTCTGTACGAGGAAATTGTCTATAAAATTCGTTTAATCCGTCTTGATCTTGTCTAAGTCCTTCTGCTTCGTTTTCCCAGTGTTCGATAACTCCGATGTTAATTTCTTCTCCATCAACTCCAATGACCGGAGTTTGTGGTGTATCGAAGACAGGTAATCCATAAGAATCAATGTATCCTTCGTAGGACCATTCCATAGGGATGAATAAACTATAGAGTCCCGAGCTTGTTTGACCATTCTTATTTCTTCTCTCAACGCTTGAATCATAAAATAATTTTTTAAAATTGTTCCCACCTTTATCTAAAGCGTTAGATGTACTTCCCATCATACACTTACCAACTATTCTAGAACCTAGTCTTAATGTAGTTTTTGTAACTCTCCAGTTATTTAATATGTTATCAGGTCGTTCCCATTTACCGCTTTCATCATGTGCTAATATCTTCAGCTTTTCACCATCATAAGAGTTATCACCTGTATTTTTCCAATCTATAGTAGTATCTAAACCTTCTAGCTCTTTTAATTGTTCATTTGATTCTAGTTTACGTCTAGTAAGCTTTGAAGCGGGTACTCTATATGCCAATTCGGTCTTAGGACGATCCATACCATCCTGGATCGGTTTGAAAAAAAACGGATAGTTAATGGATATTGGGACAACTTTATCTGTGAACATTTTTTTAGCATCTGCTCCAGTTTTAGAAAGGATGCCGAATCTGGCGTTACTAGATATTGTTGCTTGGTTAACCAACTCGGCTGATGACATGAATGAAAAACCAGATCGTCTGTTTTTAAGGTAACACATCCCGTAGCATCTACTATCTGCTTTGCAAGCTTCCCAGAACATAAAGAACAATCTATTTGCTTCTCTAAAGTCAGCGGCTCCAACATCAATTTTTGACCATTGCAAGTACATATAATGAGAACCTGTAATATAAGTAGGAACACCATTGTTATAAAACCAGTAGCCTTCATCTCTTTTTCTAAATTCTTCATCTATATAGTCAAACCATTTTTCTTTAAAATCCACAGGATACTCATCCCAATCAAATACACTTTTAATTCTATTTAATTCTTTTGGGTATTCTTGTTTTTCCCAGTATTGTTCCTTTTTATCTTTGCTTCGTTTAAAAGGTTCATTGACTTCTGGTATTGCAATTTTGAGACCTTGAATCTCGTATATCTGTCCAATAGTTCCGTCTTTACTTATAACTACAAAATCATATTCTTTATTATATCCGTACTCCCATTTTTTATACCTATTATTTTTTTTAAGTATTTTAGGATTAATATAATCTTCTAATATTGTATATAATGTTTGTTGGTACATTATTTACTTCTCCTTTCTGCAAAACCTTTAAAAGCTTTTTCTTCTTTCTTTTCTTCTTTAGGTTTACCTTCCAGCATTTCTTTTTCATTTTCAATACGTGTTAATATTTCAAACGCATCGAAAATAGCTAACTTTTTTGTAGCTGCTGCATTTTTTAATCTATCTGCAGATATATCATCTTCTGAATCTACAATAGGTTCTCTAGCGATCTTAATTAATTCCTCAACTGCTTTGTGCCCAGCTTGGATTATATTTAACTTTATCTTCTTCGTAGTCATGCATTAATGCTATATCATTTGATTTCATACAATACAAACGTTCATCACCGACTATAAACTCAAATTCAGAGTTGGGTGTAAACGTTATTAAGGTTCCAGGAGTGATTCCTAGCGCTTCTAAGAACTTATTACTATATTTTATTATACCAAGAAGTGGTTCTTCTTTAAGTGTACTAAATTCATCCAGAGATGCAACAGGGTGGACAAAGCAATAGTTTAAGTTACATATCCATTTGTCATTGCGGTTGTAAAGATATATTTGTTCTATATCACAAAAAAATAAATCATCTTTAAAAAATGATGCAGAGTTCTTTTCTCTACCTTTCATATCATAGAACCTACGAAACACATTGTGATGTATTATTATTTCGTCACCTACTTTAATATCTGTTTTATATGCTTTTGGTAAAGCTACAACAATAGCTTTTTTACTAACTGATTGAAATGTTTCAATACGAGTATTAGTTATAAGGCTTTTGTCACCTACTTTTTTTTCATTATCATAACGTTCGCCTTTTGGCTTTATAATAAATCGGTATAAGCTTTCCATTAGTATTGTAAATCATACTCAACAGATATTGCCATATTAGAATTAAATTTTTTCCAAGGCAATACTTCGTCTTCTTTAGTTATGAATATATTGTAAGAATTATCTTGTTCTTCAAACAGTATATTTGAAATGCTATGGCCTCCGTAAACCTGTTGGCCTACGGAGTAATGCATAGCTTCATTTTTATAATCTGCTCCAATACTTATTTTACGTATAATACTAGACATGACCAATAGGTTCTTCTTCTTCTTCTTTTTCTATAGCTGCATAAGTACCATCTTCTAAGTTGATATTTACTGCACCATATTCTTTTTCTAATTCACCTTTAAAATTTTCTATTTCTTGATTTACTCCTGCTAACTCATGAAGTAATCCATGTTTATTAGCCTCTAAGTAACCTACTTCATTTAAGATTTTAGTAACCGCAGCTTGCTGCTCTTGTATTTTTTTTAATTGATCTTCTTTAATTTTCATTTAATTTAATTTAATTTTAATTTACTTTGTAGGTGGACCTGGTTCTGTCCATTCTGGAGTTGCCATTAATACTAACACCGCGTCATGGTCCATTGT